GAAGTCTTCTGGCCCAGAATCGGATTAAGCACGACCGTATGACCGATGCTCTCAAAGAACATATCATACGGATAAGGCGGATAAGGATAGTCTGCATAGCCGCCATAAACGCCGTACCCCTTCCAGTAATAACTGTTCAGCATATCCCTACCAACCACGTCCGCTTCCATATTCCACACGCCTTGCGCCGCCCCGGTGATCACCAATTGCCTTGCGAACGCGCAGGTGGTCTGCCAAATCGCCGCGTTGTCACCATAACGGATGGTCGCCAAGTCGGGCATATCTCCCGTAGTCAGGTTGGGCAGAAATGTCCAGGTATTGGCGGTACCGGCAGGCACACCAGCCTGTCCGCTTTGGACGCCCATCGCCAGATAATAGACGATTTGCTGGAAGGTCAACGCGTCCTCGCCCGTGCTGATGGGGATTTCGCACAGCAGCCAGGGGTCATAGTGCCTGCCCATGATGTGGCTGGACATTAACCCCTTCGGATCGGCTGGGAAGACTCTGTTCACGGTCTTCTTCATGCCGCACGTCCCGGCCAGCCTTACGGAAGGCGTGACTGCTATGCTACAGTCCGGCACTCCTCCCGTCAGACCGGCGAGCTTCTGAAAAGCGATCTGCATTTGTCTTAGGTCTTTGATTCCTTTCGTCATGTTTCACCTCCGTGAATTGATTATCCTCTTACAAGGGCGCAAAGATATGTGGCAGTTTTCAGGTCGCGAAATAGCCGACCTTCCGTGAACTGCACATTCATTGCATGAGTTATAAGACTGGGCCTAGTCGTACTTGTCCAAACCGAACCCAAAGGCCATACTGGAAATGCCACAGCGTTTGGCAAGCCATTTGGTTGTTCCATATTCTTGATCGACTGCAACTCCTCTTCATTCGGCACCCGCCAATCTGCATATCCCGCCAACCCTGCCGCGTTTGCCGCCGCGATGTAAGGAAATACCCCGTGTCCCGCTGCCGTCGTCCAAGGCAAGAGTCCATTATTCGCAGGCCCTACGGCTGCCCCTGAAACAGTCCGAGACCACATCAAGCCGGTGATGTTATCTTGAACGCAAGCGTTGCTATGGTTCTCCGTGTTCCCAGCCAGGACTATCGCTGTCGTGCCCGCATACTGGCCCAAAGTCAACACCGTGTAGTTCTTGACAAGACCACGTTCATAATGGCCGTCGTCGTCGTAGCCAGCATAACGGGTGGTCTGGTCGGTCTTGAGCAGGCGGCCCATCATGTAATCGGCGAATGTGGTCGCAAGGTCTACCGTGATGTCGTCAAGGATTTCCTTCGCCCACATATAGAATATGACCGCAAGGCTTTCCGTTGTTCCCGCTCCATATCTCACATACACAGGCCCGGAGCAAGCGGGTTCCCTGAAGCCGCTCACGTCGCATGTGCCGCCTATGGATAGATTGGCTGCGTAAAGGTTTTGATATGGCCTTATCAATTGCTCTGCCGTCAAGTAGGATTCCTGCAAAACGCCCCGCGCCACATGGACTTCAATCTTGAAGTTATAGATATTGTACCGACCCAGCAGATCGGACGCTTCCAACACCGGCGTCGACTCCGCATACCGCACCGCCACGGGGTAGTCAAGTATCACTTCCGGCGGCGTGGCATAGGCACGATTGATTCCGAGCGCAGCCGCATTAGCGGGCACGTTCTCCAGTGCGGCGCTGGCTGCCAAGATTAAAGGCAAGCTCATAGGTTCAAACTCCTCAATACCCTATCAATACCTTGTTCAATCAGGCGCACGACATCGCCTGCTTTCTCTTTCAGCGTTGGCCTCATATATGGATGCGCTGGGATTGTCACCGACTTGACGCTATGCCAAGCCCCGTCTTTCGTCTGGAATACTAAATATGGCACATTCTTGGCATGAATAGTGCCGCCATATTCTTGAATCGGTCCATAGACCATCTTCGTACCGACCTTGCCAATGATTTCGGAGCCTGGGCCACGTATGATTTCGGAACCGATGCTTGCTTGGAGCGCCCCTGTATCGAAGGGGGCCTTGGTTTTAGCTGTACTCTCAAGCATGGCCATTCCTTGCCCCATAGCAATCTTGGTGAACTTTTCATATTCACCGGGAAACTGCTCTAGCGCCTTCTGCAACTCTTCCAGCCCTTCGACCTGAATAGTGAATGTCTCACCCATACGGCGCCCTCCTAGCCGTCACCCGTAGCATTTCCTTAACGGCGGGGCCGAGTGCCTTTCTGTAGACTAGCTGGCCGACTTCTATGATGGCCCCCGTGTCCTGATATGCCTGCATTCCTTCCTTGAACCATCTGGCGACGGTCATAATTGTCACTATCTTGACGACCCTTGGTGGAGGCGCAGCATGGCCTCCCCAATGCCCCGTCACCTGTAGAAGCTGTTGGCCTGTCGGGAAGACTTTGGCCGCCCCTGTCCTAATCTGGATGCGGGTAAAATAGGTTTCATTGTATGGCTGGGTGATATAATCGACATTGCCAGCCCAAGGGATGTATAGCCCGCTTACGGTTTCATCCACCGCCACGGCTGGGCGGCTGATTGTGACGCTTGCGCCAGCCGCTTCAGCGACAATCGTCGCTGGAGTGACTGTTAATTGCCCCGCCACACTAAGGGTAACAGTGTAAACCGTATCATTCGGGCGCAGGCCAGCGACAACGGTGGCGGAACCACTAACGGCGATCACATCTCCGGCGACAAATCCGGCCAATCCAGCCACCGCGTCGATTATCAGGTTGGGGGCCGTAAAGGAGATGGTTATGGCGGTGTAGTAAAGCCCATCATTCAAGAAGCGGTCAATCTCCGTTTCATAGCCGCTTCTGGTATCATATAACCGGGCTGCTATCGCCAATTCGTCCGCCGCATAATGGCAATCACGCCAGCCCGTCTCCCTGTCTATCAATCGAGATGCTTCCGTGACCAGGGTTCCAAGCAAGGCGTCGTATGCCACGCCGCTAGTCCATTGTGCGCCAAGATAAGCCTTGATGTCGGCGATATCGCAATAATCGCACTCTTGTCTAGCCATCTCTATGCCTCATGCCACAAACATCTTGTCTACCTGATAGTGCAAATGCCAATCCAACACATAGATTTCGCCGGTCACGTCCGGATTAGTGGCGTCAATCCTGTATAGCCTCATTGCTAGTAGGTCGTGGGCCTCTAGGTCATCCGGGGTGTCAATATCATAGTCCAATGTAAACGCCAGATCATACGTGCTGTATTGGGCGGTTCTACCCGCCAAGACTATTTGTTCAACGAGCACATCATGTGTAGCGCCAGGAACCACGCCATCTTCTCGGTGCGCGTGGTTCCAAGAAAGCTGAAACTTGAAGTAATCACCCACATCTTCAATAGCCGATAGGCAAGTCATTATGTGGACAATTACATCAGAGACTCCATCCCACCTACCAGGTACGTCGTGCTTGGCAAATATCTCTTCGTTGTCAGCGGCATAGATCGGCATTGAGTAACCAGTGAATACCCCTATGCTTACCAGGTCGGGCTTCAACGCCTTCCTGAGTTCGTCCTGGTTGATCTCAGGTCGCAAAGTGAGATGCCGCTTGGCCGTGCCCGCAAGGGTAGTCACTCCTCCGGCGCTCACGTCAAGGTAGTTTGGGGCGGTGCCGATTCTAGTCCCTGTCGTGAATTGCTGCGTCGCCGCTGACGCCCCTGCCCGCGCACCCGTCGCCAGGAGGTATTGTGTATGACCGTCCACCGCAAGGCCCACCAGGTCGCCATGAGCGAACAGAACCTTATCCCAGCTATTGCCGTTGTCCCTGAACAGTTCGCTTGTATCCCAAGCGAAATACAGCCTACCGACCTGTTTAGGATCTGCCGATGGACGATCGGCAAGATAGCCCCGCAATGGAAATATCATCCCTTCTTCTTCCGTTTCTTCTTCTTGACGCAGTCCTCATCCGCTTCGTCGCAGGGCGTCTTCTCTGTCCAACCAGGCTTCAAGATTTCCTCTGGCACCTCGGGTTCGTCTATCTTGACCTTGGGGCCTTTCTTCTTGCCTTCCTTATAAGGCTCCACGATGCCCTTGTTGATTAGCCGCTCGCCCATCTCTTCCGTGACCCCGATCACCTCGCCAGGATTCTTGTATATCGGCCCGTCCCAATGGAACCTATGTAGCACTTTCACTTTCATGTCACCCTCCACTGTTATCTCTTTTCCTGTCAGCCACTTGTCTTCTTTCGGCAATGGTTCCCACGTTTCCAATAATTGAGTTCGGTATAGCCCCTTGGCATCGGGATCAGGCCAGATGATTCGATAGACCGGGCTGATCCCTATATGTCCGCAGACCAAACCCAGGTCACATTTCTGTGTAAAGCCCTTCTCTTGGCAATCCAGCGATAGGTGCCAATCGCAACAGCCAAACTCGCCCGGAGACCATTTGAATTCTAGCGCCTCCATGACATGCCTGCGAATCAGGGTGCAGCCATTCCCAACGCCTTCGACCTCTATCACGTTGCCCCATGCCGCTCTTGCCTTTTCTGGCTCAATACTAATCGGAAGCCCTTTGTCCTTCCTGACCAAAGTGAATGCAGACCACGTTGGGAAGCCGTGCCTGAAGGCGTACAGCCCATAAGCCACATCAGCGTCTACGGCTATGAGCCGCTTGAGCGCATCCTTCGGCACTATCGTATCGCTTTCAATGGTCATAAGCGCATCGTAGTCGCCAGCCAACAGCGTCCGGCGAGCATCGTTGTACTTTCTGGTAACATTGTCATAAGCTAGGGGGTCGTGATCTCCACCGATCATCTGGAAGTAGTCAACTTGATAATCCCAATCCATCGCATACCAGGATAGCCAAGACCGCTTGTAAAGTTCGCCCCTCATCACTGGCGTTGCAACAAGGATTTTCATTCCCCTCTCCTCAATATCACCTGTTCGCCAGCCCAAGGCCATGCGAAGTCCTGCTTATGGACGACCTCGAATTGACTAGCCAGAAACGGGGCCAGTATGTCATCGGTAGTCAGCCACCAGAGGCTTTCCCAACTGCTAAGGCCGGGATAGATGACCGCCCCTATCTGGAAATCTATTATCAGAAGCCCGCCCGCTTTCAACACACGGGATATTTCGCTAATGAACTTCTCAAGGTCGAATACATGATCCACGCTGTTCGTGAAAACCACATCTACGCTATCGTCGGCAAACTGGATGTAATGGAAGTCTCCATGCACGACATGCTTGTTTCCTTCGCCTGGGTTCAAATCCAAGCCGACGGCAAAGCAACCACAGTCGATAAACGCCTTGACCTCCCCTCCCAATCTAGCGCCCAGGCACAAGACATTCATGCCGACTGAAACATGATCACCCACCCTTTCGCGCAATTGTATTCTGCATCTCCATTCATTAGCGACAATTTGCCCCTTGATTCTTGGGAGCTTGGATGCCTGATGCTTCAGGTATTCGGTATAGTCCTGCGGGCCGAGCTTCTGAAGTTTCATCATCTCTTCCTATCTGGCAAATACGTCCACAAAGAACACTTGAACTGGCATCGACCTAAGCAGGCTCGCCATACTTTCCGCATCTGCCCATTCTGGCAGCATCAACTGCATCGTTTCCTGGATCAGATAATTGAATTCCGTGAAGCCCAATCGTTCTGCCACATCCGTCACACAGCCTATTCCCGGCTCACCGTAAGGGATGGTCACTTCAAAACAAAGACGGGGCACTTTTTGATTCAACCCCTGCAATACGAACCGTTCCCATCCATCCACGTCAATCTTCACGAAATCGGGGACGCCATACTGGTCTATCAGGGAATCCAGAGTCACCTGCTTGACGGTGATCTTCTGGTCCCAGCTTTCCATCGGCCAGTTGCGGCAATACTTTTCTTCGATGCTTTGAATCCACGCAGGTTCGGCGGTTGCCAAGGGGACGGGGTTGTTGCCACAAAGCATCAACTCCATAGTTCCCATCTCGGCACCAGCAGCGGCTTCGATAATCGTTACGTCCTCTCGCGCATTGAATCGGGACCTTAGAACTCCAGCCATAGACGGCTGAGGTTCCAAGGCAATCACCTTCGCCCCAAAGTCGGCAAAGATTTCCGTCCTATCCCCAAAACTAGCGCCGACATTGAAAACAAGGTCACCATCGTTGACGAACTGGCTATAGAGCTTGGTCCTTGCTTCCTTTTGTTCCACGAATGGGTCTATGCATGTGATTTTCATTGTTCCCAACTCCTTTTAGTGTAATCTTTCCCCATACTTGGGAAGAAAGGCATGGAAAATCGTCATATCACGCCTGGCAAAAACCCGATAGCTCATTTTCCTAGCTTGTTCCATTAGGCTGACGTGTTCCACGTCGTCACCGATGGGATTGTATCTAGCCCCCCGGCGATAGACCGCCGCCGGGATTAGATAGCAACTCCCCACGCTGTCGAGTTCTACCAAGTTTCCCCCTGCACAATAGGGGGGATAGAAGCTGAATCTTTGGCCGTCTTGGACGAACCCCCCAATATCATAGAATCGTTCTGGCGGGAATAGCCCGTTCTTTTCAATAAGGACGAAGGGCGCTATGATGTCCTCCGTAGTGATAGAGGCCAACTGCTCGATTAGATCATTGGGCGCATCCACCAGGTCCACGTCAAACCATAAGACGTGAGAATGAGATGGCTTTAGATAGGCTTCTATCAAATCGTTCCTCGCCCTAGCATTGTTCTGATAGGTGCCTTCGGCTGGTGGATAATCATTAAGGTACAAGGCTCGTTCCCTGTTTGCCCAGGTTAAGTCCTGATAGAAATCCTCCGATATTTGCAACAGGGCAGGGGGCGTCGATACTCTAGCAGGCGTCGCTACAAGAACTTTCATTCCATCTTCTCTCATACATACCCCATTTCTTTCGGCGCCCTATGCCATGCGGAATCAGCATACTCAAACCATTCATTGTCCTTTATATTCCCTCCGTAGGGAATCCCATCATAGCCAATGCCCAACTTCCAAGATACGTAATTGAAACTTACTTGATCTCTTGCGCTGGCGGTCAGTATTTCGTTCCACCAGGCTTCGTTGAACCGCGCTATATCGTCCGTATGTCTCCGCAAGATCACAAAGCATCCTACTGCCCCCGAATACGATGGGAAGCCCTCGGCTATATATCGAACCATTTGCATCAAAAGTTCAGCCGGGTTGCCTCTAGCCCACCTAAGACATCTTATGAACTCCTGGTAGGCATCATTGGTTTGATTGTGCGGGCATACCGCTATATCATGTTCATCCAACCAGCTAAATGGGAAGGTGGTCTTGAGCCGCACATTGGCATCTTGATATAGAGTGTATTCCGCCTCTGGGAAGTAGCGATGAGCCAAATGCTTGAACCTTCTTGACTCCCTTGCATTGTCAAGCCCACCATGCTCCACTATCCTTATCTTCCACGGCGGCACTTCCGGCATGGGCACGTCACATAGGCACACGTAATCCGCGCCCAAGTCAACCACATGCGGCGGCAGCAACGGCTCGTAAGCCCCTATGATCACGGTATAGATCACAGGCCGCATCCATCCTCCTTCTGTGGGGGCGGGCGTTGTCTGAGACACAACCCGCCCCCCAACATTCACTTGTCTTCGCTCGGTCTAACCGCCTTCTTCTTCGGCGGCCTGCCCCGCTTCTTCGGCTCCGGCATGATCTCAGCACAGCCACCAGCTACCAAGATGTCGGCCCTCTCTTTAGACAAGGTCACGATTTCGCCGGGGTCGTGATAGCCACGGGTCTCGAAGTTCCTCCAACGAACGAGGGTTTTTATCGTGACCATCATGCCACCACCTGGTCTATGTTGGTCTGGGCGCAAGCCTCGTAGTGGGCCAGGCTGCGCTCGGCTTCCATTGCCAAGAACCAGCTTTTGCCCGCTATCGTGTATCTGACTTGCAAGTAGCGGAAGCCAGCGTCAACGTCCATCTCCTCAACGTCGATTTCCAACAACCATTTCCTATTCATATTGTAATAATAGTAACCCGAATACGAATAGGACCCCATTGCGGAATCTGTGATGGCCTTTGTTCCAGCTAGGCCCGCCAATACCTTAGCGCCAGCCCCAATGACCGGAGTTGCCGCAGGGCCGGTGCATTGCAGGATATCCAACGTAAGCGTACCTTCTTGGCCGCCTGCCGCACCTCCCAGAACACAGATCAGCGCCTTTTCAAAAGCATTGGCGCTCGTTGCGCCCTGCCCCATGTCGATTGTGGTGGTGTAATAAGGCCCACCGACAGCAACCTCTTGGGGCGGGAGCAGGCATGGCCCGATCTGCTGGTTCGCCGGGCCGCCCGTGGTCTCGGTATCGTAGTCAGCGGTATAGCGTGATCGTTCCGTGAGTTTTCTTTCAGTTCCCATGTTTATCTCTCCTTATGCCCCGTATGCTTCCAGGCTGACGAACGGCGAAACCGCAACCGTCCCGTCGGGCCGCAAGTCGATATCGGCACTCAGCCAAGGCTTGCCGTCAACCATCTCGCTAATACGATATGTGGTCTGATTTCTCCTGAATCGCTCGTGGATGCTGGATTCAACCGCCGGTCTGCTCTGGTCGCCGATCAGGTAGTAGCCAAAGTCGCACAGATTGATGTCGCCCTTGGTCCCCAGGTTCGGCACTTTCTCCGTGAAGATGATGGGATAACCCATCAAGCGTTGCGGCATACCGTCACGCATGTTGGGAATCCACATATATCGATTCGCCCCGTCCTTGAGATTCAGGATTTGCTGTGTCGTGCAGATGTGGGCTACCCACACGCCCCGTGGGTTGTGCTCAAAAGCGTGGAACATCGCTGTGATGTCCGCCCACACAATGGCGCCAGCCCCGGCTCGAACCGGCTGGATGGTGCAGCCCGCGCTGATGATGCCTTGCGGCTGCCCCACACCGTTGCCATTCAAGAACCACCAGTCTTCCGCATCGGCCATCGCCCGGCCAAAGATGTCACGCAATAGCATGTCCAGCGAAATCGCGCTCTTCTCAATCAGGCGATTCGACACGGGAAGCCAGCCAGCTAGTTCGTGTGCATTGAGATCAATGAGCTTGAACAGAAGCTCCAACTCTGGCTTCTCCTCCGTCTCTTCAATCCACTCAAACAAGATGCCCGCGAAATATGCAGACTTCGCATTGGCTGGCGTGATGGTCTGGTCAAGCGATGGTATCTGCAACTGCCTCGTAGCCATCGGAAGTACCCTGGCGCGTGGGCGCACAATTGCGTCCTCGCCTGGCTTCGCCAACAGTTCGGGACGGTACTCGACGGGAACCAAGAACCCACCTAGTGCACCTGTCCCCTCTACCAGCGCCTTTTCCTCATACAACCTTGTCTTGTAGTCTTCAGGGATCAAGCCCTGCTTCAAGAACGTGTACTCATGGTTTTCGTTTCCCGCAGCGGTGACGGCAGCCAGCCATTGTGAGGCGCTATCCCAGCGCGACTTGATTTCTTCTTTGATTTCAGGGTCGTCGCCATTGCCAGCCGTGAGGGAGCCCGTGCCCTCAGTCAATGCGGCGAGCTGGGCAACATGCTGTGAGTTGCCCTCGGCGAGGGTTATCTTCTTCCCCGCCTCTTCCATCATCCTTTCAAACTCTTCGACCTTTTCATAGGGCTCTTCACCCTTCTGAACCTTGTCGAGGAGTTCACCCGCTTGCTTATTCAGGGCAAGTGCCTCTTCTCTCAGTTTACCTACGTCCACAGTTCACCTCCGTGAATGGTCATTTGGTCGCCATTCCCGCCCTTACGGAGACCCAGTCCCCGTTAAGGCCGCAAGTGAGTGGACGCCAGGCCCGGCTCGGCTTGCCCTTGAATCTTGACTAGGTTTTGTACTACAGTTTCGCGTCAGGAAGATCATCAGTGAATTTGTCAAGCCATTCACTGTCTTCCTGCGACAAATTGTCTGGCTTCGTGATGTGTGCGAGCTTTGCGCTTTCTTGCGTACTTGCCCACTCTTCCATTCTAAGTAGGCACTGGGTTACAGCCCGCAAAGCCTCTAATGACTCGAATTTGAGCACCACACCGAATGGTGTCCCTATTGCGATCATGTCTCCTCCCTTTTCTTTAC